CAATACTTGTTCAGACAAATCGAAATACTGGCTTTCTAATACAATGTCAGGCAATCGCTCCTCAACTGATATCCAGTTACCAGAACGTTGAATTGCTTTAGTAATCGCCTTCATCGTCAGCGCCATGATTTTTGAAAAAGTCCTCAGGGAGTTCTTCGTCTTCCTTAACGGCCTTTAGCGCCATCTTAACATACCTATTTTGTGATAGAGTTCCGACGAATCTCTGACAATTTCTAAATAACACGTACAGAGTATTAATATCAAGACCCATGTCTTTATAGAGAACTTTTGCGGTTGCAATATCCCCTTTTCTTTTTGCCGTAGCTATCTGCAAAAAAGCCATATCAATTTTATCATCCAAGTCGTTGGCGAATTCTGCGAGGTTATCAAAGTGCTTAGTAGCCTTCATACTGGCCTCGTGCGTAGGACTTTGGGACGTGGCCGCATCTTGTATCTCTTCCAGCTCTTCATCAGAAAACAATTTGTTTCTGCTCATAATTAATCCTTATCATCCAGAGGTACAATAACAACTTTAAATCCTGCAATGCGAAGCTGGTAAACCGTGGTAGGAATCGTGAGACTTTGATATCTACCATGGCAGAGGAAGTTATGAGTATCTCTTTCGGCTTTGTCTTGATGACGATTAGTTATTGCTATACCACCTTGTCTCATGAAAGCAGCGCGCATTTCATCCAAGAAAGGAAATCTGGTAGGGTTGTGACCCTTTTTCGGGTCTATAGCGCTGAGCTTTTTAGTGAGTCTTGCCGCAGTGTCTAGAGAATCTTGTTTAGACAATGGCGTGTAAATCTGCTCTTTCTTTCCCGGTTTTCCATCAGAATCCGGAATGGGCTGAGAAAACATATTTTCCAGTAATCGTGTTTCCTGCTGGTCTACTTTTGCCTGCATAGATTTCATATTAGCGGAAATACTTTCAACCGATTGAGATAATTTCTCCAGTAAAGATAATACGTGTGTGCTGTCGTTGGTGTCCATAGGAATCCTTGTCATTAAGTGTTGTTTGTTTTGATTGATGTAAGTGTTGTTAATCTGTTTTCTGATTTAAGGGCTGTATAACCACATGGAATCCAGCGATACGAAGTTCTTCTAGAAGTTTACTGGCCTGCATTTCTGAAGAAGCGGCTGAAGCTAGAAAATTGTGGGTACTTCTTTCTGATCTATCATGCCTACCATTGACCGCCTTAACTCCCCCTTGCTCATGAAATACAGAGCGCAATTCGTCACGGAAAGCAAAACGAGACCTAAAATCTTTGTATTTGATTTTAGCAAGACCTTGAGTCAATCGTTGCGCCCATTTTTCCGGTTCTGTTAATGGTCGGTAGGTCATACCAGACTGGTTGTGGTGCTTAGCTTTACTATTGCTAATTATCTGTTGTGATATCGTAGCCTCGTGTTCGGTGATTACTTTCTGCATGACAATCATCTGTGAGGACAGACTATTGACTTGGTCAGATATCCTTTCCAGTAAATTAAATTCGATTGAATTCATCATTCGATTTCCTTTTTATTAAGCCACTTGCTCCATATCTTCACTACACAACACGCCAATATAAACCAGCCACAACCACGGGCTGTATCGCATACAATCTTGATGTATTCTATGCGTTCAAAATCGTACGATTCAAAAAGAGTATTCAGTTGTTCTTCCGTAGTCGTCTGCTCAACTTCACAGTGAGATTCTTGTTTCTTCATTATCGAACTCATTGAGGTAATGATTCTTTAAATATGACGTCAATATGTATGCCTGCTTTGCCAACAACGGGTTACCATTATTGAGAAAGTTCTTGAGCGTTATTATCCCGATTCCTGTCGCTCGTGACAATTGCCCCCCCGTCATCGGGTTATCTATAAGATGCCCATGCAATAGATCACGCAATTTCTGCTGATATTCACTGTCCAAAACATTCGTACGGATACGGTTGTTTTTAGATACGAACCTATTGCGGCTTGTTTTTTCGACCATGTAAGTCCCTTAAATGTAATTTGTCACAATACGTATTCATATAATTACACATCGATAATAAAATATCAAGGAAATCTTTATTGTTGTATTTGACTCGAGCAAATTGATGTGTTACGATACAATAGTAGTTAAGCAACGCCACAAAATGCAAGGAATCAGAATGCTAAGTCTTAAAGCTCTAGTAGAAAAGAAGATGAATAAGTTCGATGAGCTGGCCAAAAAAGCTAAAGAACTCGTATCAAGTAATCCGGAAACCTGTGTTAAGACACGCGAAAAAATAGACAGGATTTACATAAGTATGTCTCTCATAGCCATGGACCTTAAACCGGTACATTGGATGATACAAGAACAAAGCGCCAAACACGCCAAGCTATTCGCTGACCTTGAGGAGTTTTTTAATCAACGAAAACAGGAGAAGTAGTGGAAATACCCGAATTGCTATCGACACTTGAAGTACGCATGAAAGTTAAAATAGATGAACTACAAAAGCTAGAAAATGCCGTCAGTCTTGCCAGGCAGTCTCTTGAAAATGACGCAAAATTGTTGATAAATATAGTCGGTGTGATACAAAAATTCGAACCCCCAAAGGATAACGATGGAAAATAATTACCCCCACCAATCCTCGGAAACCGCGAAGTTGATAGAAGCTTGGTGCAAGGCGTCTCTAGAATTCAAACCATTTATGGCAGATAAAAAGGGTAACTACGGGCCTTATGTGTCTATCGACGCCATGAAGTTAGCAACTAAAGAAGCCCTGTGTAAGTACAGTATAAAACTCACACAAGGTACCTATATTAGAGATGGTGCTGTGGTCGTGGTGACTAAAATAGCCCATGCGAATCAATGGGAAGAATACCTCATGTACGTTAAGGAACCAGTTAATGCTCGGCTCACGATCGACCAAGCGTATGGGTCATCGTTCAGCTATCAACGACGGTACGCATTATATGCTTTATTTGGCATAAAAGGAGAGGACTTGGACCCGGATGGTTTAGAGCCTGAGGAGTCTTTGCCGATACCTTCAAGCACCCCCGCTTCAGAAAAGCAGGTAAAGTTTCTTGAGTCTCTTATAGGCGGTAGACAAAATTACAAAAAATTAGTGTTGGACACTCACGGGTTAGAAGATTTAAGCGGCTTATCCTCTTCGCAGTGCTCAACGTGGATAAAGTGGATGCAGGAAAGAGATAAGAAGGAGTAAGATGGAAATCGGATACATAACCAAGATACTGTTTTGCATATCCAGCATAATAACGTGTATCGGCATGATAGCCTTCATGTATTGGATTAGCGAATCCTTAGACTCGATAATCAAGAAAGTAGATCACACGAGAGACTTACTCTTAAATATAGAAGAAGACCTCAACAAAAAGAAATAAGGCGCTTCCTGAATGTTGGTAGGGAAGTAGTTAAAACGCCCCGGGAATCTGCTTACTACAGTCCCGGGGGCTTTTCTTTGTCGATTCTATTTTATGCTGCTTTTGTCGTATTGTCATCTTGTTTATCTGGTAATGGGGTAGTCGCAGCAGGATTTGGTGCCAATTCATCGAAATTTACATCGACACCAGTCTCATATTTAATGACCTCTTCAGCCACCGATTCTACGGGATTCTGGGCAACACCTTTGTATTTACCCACAAATACCGAAACGATGCCGGCGGCTCCAGCCAGAACCACCAATAATATCTTGAATAATAAACCAAAGTCCATGGTATCTCCTTTACAATGATTGTTGTGCCTTATGCCACTTATCCCATCCGTCTCTCACATTCTGACTCTTGTCATCTGCTCGTTGTTTAAGTTCAGTGGTATTGTCTTTGAGGTCGTTAACTTCCTGTCTCAACGCCCTGAGTTCACTGATAATGTCATTAGGTAAATCCTTGGACACAATTATCTTGGGCTCCGAAATCTTAACTACCTTGTCCTCAAGTGTCAGTATATGCTTGCGAAGATTCTTAATTTCGTTCAAGAGCAATGCAGGCAAATCCTGATACTTGACCGTCTGAGGAAGTCCATTCTTATCCATGATGACCAAATTTGGCATCACTTCGGCTACTTCTTCAGCAATCAAACCGTACTGTTCTGTTTTGTCGTGGTAATTCTTCAACGTGAAGGTTACCGGTCTCAAATCATAGATAGCTGAGCTCTTGTCGCCCATATCTTCTATGTTCTCTTTATAGCGACGAGAGCTCAGCTATCTATGATTTGAGACCGGTAACCTTCACGTTGAAGAATTAC